ATCTTTCGCAGACGCTTCCGTGGTCTGACAATGGCTCTCGTCTTTTGCCTATGAGCAACTTCATGAATTACAAAGAGCAACTCAATGTAATGGAAGATAACTACAACGCATTAGTCGACAAGTTCATCGACTCTTATCCTGACTTGGTATCGGCGGCGGCTTTCCAACTTGGTGACCTGTTCGACAGAAACGAATATCCTGATGCGGGTTCATTGCGGGGTAGATTTAAGTTTAACTATTCCTTCTTCCCTGTCCCCAACGCAGGGGATTTCCGTATCGACATCAACGAGGAAGCCAAAGCCGACATCATTGCGAACTGCAATAAGGCACACCAAGATCGCCTCAACAACGCAATGCGTGATGCGTGGGAAAGGCTTAAGGATTGCCTGACCCGCATGAGTGACCGACTGAGTGTTGACTATGTGAAAGACGAGAATGGTCAGATGGTTGAGGAGTTTCGTGTCTTTCGAGATACGCTAGTCGACAACGCAGTAGAGTTAGTAGATATGTTAAAGCACCTCAACATAACTAAAGACCCTGCGATGGAGAAGGCTCGTCAGGACTTGAAGCTAGCTCTAAGCAAGCACGATGCTGAAGAACTGCGTAGTTCCTTAGTAGCAAGACAATCTGTTAAATCTCAGGTTGATGCAATTTTATCGAAGTTTAACTTTTAGGAGTAATGATGCTAACAAAGATTGATACCACCGCACTAGATGCGAAGAAGAAGGGCTTGCCTTTTGCTGAAGACCTAGAACAGTTTGTAGATGATGTAGCCCTTGTCAAGCCAAAGTGTAGGTTTGTGCTAGACAACGACTGCGTAAGAAGTATTTACAAACTAAACGAAACCACTAAACAATACGACCACTATGATGCGTATCACAAAGTTAAGGTGTATGAAGGTGGCGAGGAGTTGGGTTCTGTCGGCACATCCGAAGAGTATCGGTGTGGTAAGAAAGAGCTAGTGTATGGGGTCGAGTCCTTTCGCATAAATAAATTGCGAGGTGGCAACATGACTACTTCTATACACAAGAAGGTTGCGTTGCGTCATGCTAAGAAAGGCTTAGTAGCCAGAGCTAAGGACGAACTAGCCAATCAGATACGCAACATGGTATCGGAAAGGGTTAAGTCTGCCTTAGGTAGCATTGACAATCAGGTTTCTTGGTCAACGAGACAAAATGAAATAGCTAGAGACTTTGCCTTAGCCTCGTATCACGCACGCATCAACGGCGAAGGAATAGTTACACTCCAAGCCAATAGCTCTGTATATATCTCTAACATAAAACTTACCGACCAAGTATGTGAGCAGTATTACGAAGTCAAAGCCGTTAGTGATGAGCTAGAAGCCAAGCTTGGGTATGGTGTGCAAGCCTACACAGATGGTAGCTATGCAATCCTTGACTTTAAAACTGATGAGGTAATTAAGTATTCGGCTTTTGACCAAATCCCTAAAGATATGGGCGAGAAGCTGGCTATGTTCAAAGTCATACAACAAGGCGAGTATTACTCTCATCTTGGGGTCAAGCTACTTGACCATGTGTTTTATATTGTTGACGGAAAAACTAAAGTCAAGCAATAATAGAATTGTCACTTCACGTGATATTTGTAATGCTGACTACCTATCTCGCATGATGTAGCGGTCAGCGTCGGGAAACCGAGCATCTCCTCGAACGCAAATGGGTGCGTAATCTGCTTCTTCCCATACTAAGCCACCTTCGGGTGGCTTTTTTATTGTCGTAACAAAACGACATTGATGTCGAAATGTTAGGGAAAGTCCCTATAAAATACTTTGCAATTTGTTTTCTTTAGGACTATACTGTGTCAATAATTAGCAGTATAAAAGGAAAACGAAATGACGCCCGAAGCAAAGGTAAAGGCTAAGGTAGTTAAGCTACTTAAAGCCCACGACATATATTACTTCTTTCCAGCCACACATGGCTTTGGCAGATCAGGTGTGCCTGACATTATCTGCTGTTTTAATTCCCTATTCCTTGCTATTGAATGTAAGGCTACGGCAAAGAACAAGCCGACTGCTTTGCAAGAAAAAGAGATGCGTAAGATTCGTGAGGCAGGTGGGCATACGTTCGTTATCAACGAGGACAACATCCACGAGCTAGCCCTTTATCTACAAGGAGATGACGATGGACGATGCTAATGAGGCGATGACCGTTCTTACAAGAAAACAAAACGATGGGGTCGCCCTGTTGCTTGAACGCATGAAAACACACCCCGAAGAGTTTACGCAAGAGCATAAATGGATGGGGGTAATTCGTTCCTACAAAGAATATTTAAACGAAGAAGACTGCAAAAAACTTGAGGCTGGCATAAACGAACTAATGCAACAGAAATTTACTGAGATTGTATTGGAAGGACTTGTTAACCCACACGACGACGAAATAAAAATAAGTTCATTTAGTAGCGCACCCATGAAGCGTGAGGGTTCTTCTATAACATACAATACTGTATCAGGCACAACTATTGGCAAACTTTTCTATCCTACTTCCCTACCAACTGGGGATAGCCCATGAGTTGGACTAAAGCTTTTGAGCAAGACCTTCACGATAAATACGATGCTCCTGCTAAGGAAGTAGTTGCAAAGTATTTATCTAAAATGGGTTACAAAATATTACCTAATCCCGATCGTTACGGCGTCGACTTACTTGTGTTGGAAGGCGATGAACGAATTGGAGTAGTTGAGGTAGAGGTTCGTCAATGGAGTCCAACCTGCCCATTTCCTACCATTCATGTGCCTAGTCGTAAAGCAAAATTCTTTGCTGGGCATGCACTATTCTTTGCTATCACACATGATATGAATCACGCTTATTGGATAGAGGCTAAAAAGATATTTGAATTTCCAATGAAAGAAGTGCGTAACGTAAAGGTCGCATCAGGCGAATACTTTTATGATGTGCCGACCAGTGAATTTACTTTTGTGGAGTTGGTATGAACGCAAATAAACTAGCTGATGATTTGAATGGGGGCGATGTAAGCTATATAACAATGGACAAAGCAGCCACCATGCTACGCCAGCAACAAGCTGAAATACAGGCGTTGAAAGGCGACGGAAAAGTATGTGCAAGATGCGGTGCCATTGCTTATGACCCTGTTATTACACAGACAGCAAAGACACTAACAGATGAGGAAATATGGCAGATTACCGAAGATTTTTGGAAAAGAGATTGGACAACGCTTGATGTTGGGTTTGCTAGAGCAATACTAAGAAAGGCACAAGAGAAATGAACTCAAAACAAGTAGCTGATGAATTAGAAAACATTTATTGGATACAAGGCGATGGAAAAGGCAAACCATTTCAGCAATATGCAGATTTTGTACGCCAGCAACAAGCTGAATACTATTCTTTACTTGTTAATCACGACAAACTTTATGCAAAAGTAATAGAGCAACAAGCTGAAATAGAGGCACTAAAACAAAGTAAATCTGACGCCAATAACAAAGTAAATAATGAACCAGTAGCGTGGAGAAGCAAAGATACAGATGGGTATTGGAGTATTTATCAAGCACCTGTAGAAGGTGCAGAACCACTCTACACCCATCCAGCAAAGACAGATAGATATATTGCCGATTTGAAAAATCTTGTTGATGCACAAGGTCAAGATGGAATATGGAATTCAGACAAATATATGCTGGGATTATTTAATGGTCTTGAACTTGCTTTGTCTATTTTTGAAAGTAGAGAACCTAAATTTAGAGAATTACCAGCAAAGACACTAACAGATGAGGAAATAGAAGAATGTTATTGCAATACGATTTATCAAGGTGAATTTGATAAAAATGTATTTGCTAGAGCAATACTAAGAAAGGCACAAGAGAAATGAAAAACATATTAAGAGAAGCTAACGACATTATTTATGGCGATAGAGAGAAAACTTACGGACACCCAAGCAAGAATTTAAAAACGATTGCGGTTATGTGGAACGCATATTTAAATGCCAAAAATGAAATAGAAGTAAATGCAAAAGACGTTGCCGCTTTGATGATGCTTGTTAAAGTTGCACGCTTTGCTAACGACCCAAGCCACAAAGATAACTTAGTTGACGTATGCGGTTACGCAGCTTTGATTGAAAGATGCGACGAAGAAGAACCTAAAGAAGAATTAGTAGACATAGAAGAATACGCAAAAGAATGAATATTTTAACTTTAGATTTTGAAACTTATTACGCACAGGACTTTAGCTTGTCAAAGCTGACGACCGAGGAATATGTGCGTGATGATCGCTTTGAAGTTATTGGAGTATCTATAAAGGAGAATGATGATGAAGCAAAATGGTTTAGCGGTTCTCACGAAGAGTTATTGGCTTTCTTGCATAACTACGACTGGAGTAGTTCTTTTGCTCTTGCCCATAATGCTATGTTTGACTCAGCTATTTTGTCTTGGCGGTTTGGTATTCAACCAATGGCTTGGCTGGACACGCTTAGCATGGCTCGTGCGACAGATGGTTTGGAAGCTGGAAACTCCCTTGCTAAACTTGTTGAGCGTTATAACTTGGGACGAAAAGGGACAGAAGTATTACAAGCGATCAACAAGCGGCGTGCGGATTTTAGCGTCGATGATCTTAGCGCATACGGTGGATATTGTAATAACGATGTGGAGCTAACATACAGCTTATTTAACATACTACTGCCTAGGTTTAGCCTATCGGAGTTAAAGCTAATTAGTTTGACTATCAAAATGTTTGCAGAGCCGACGCTATTTTTAGACACGGTCTTGCTTGAACAACATCTGATGCAAGTTAAAGCCCGCAAAGAGAAATTACTTAATGCTTGCGTAGCAGATAAAGATACCCTAATGTCCAATCCTAAACTAGCAGAACTACTAATATCTTTAGGTGTAGAACCACCTATGAAAATATCAATTACCACAGGAAAAGAAACGTATGCGTTTGCAAAAAATGATGAAGGTTTTAAAGCGTTGTCTGAATATCCCGATGAAAGAGTGCAAGCAATCGTTGCTGCGAGATTGGGTACAAAATCTACCCTTGAAGAAACGAGAACTGAACGCTTTATCAATATATCTAAACGAGGACGTATGCCAGTACCGCTTAGATATTATGCCGCCCATACAGGGCGTTGGGGTGGTGACGATAAACTTAACCTTCAGAATCTACCAAGAAAATCTCTTCTCAAAGATGCAATTATCTCCCAAGAAGGTTACGTTTTAATCGATGCCGACTCGTCTCAGATTGAAGCTCGCATAGTTGCGTGGCTATCAGGTCAAAACGATTTAGTTAATGCGTTCGAAAGGAGAGAGGATGTATACAAAAACATGGCATCTGCTATCTATAACAAGGCGGAAGAAAAAATTGATTCGAGCGAGCGGTTCGTGGGTAAGACGACAATCCTCGGTGCGGGGTATGGCATGGGCGCTGGAAAGTTTAGTATACAACTCAAAACTTTTGGGGTGGAAATCACAGATGCGGAGGCGGCTAGGATTATTGACGTATACAGAGTTCGATATCCGTACATTCCCCGATTGTGGCAAGAAGCTAATAGTGCCCTCAGTGCCCTCCAAAGTAAAAAAGTATGCCAAGTTGGGCATCAACCGCAAGCGCTTACCATTACGGAGAATGGTTTCTTATTGCCAAGTGGTCTCTTCCTCAACTACCCCGACCTTCAACAAGATCAAGACGGACAATACTCTTACGCAAGCCGACGGGGTCGAATAAAAATCTATGGTGGTAAAGTGGTGGAGAATGTGTGCCAAGCCCTAGCAAGATGTGTAATAGGTGAGCAAATGCTACGCATATCTAAACGTTACAAAGTAGTTTTAACCGTACACGATGCGGTAATGGCTGTTGTGCCCGAGGATGAAATTAAACCTGCAATGTTGTATATTGATGAGTGTATGAAATGGAGGCCTAAGTGGGCTCAAGAACTCCCATTGACATGCGAACTTGGTGTAGGGAAATCCTATGGTGATTGTAGTAGCAAGAAGGCTATTGAAGAATGGAAAATATAAAGATGGAATACTCCTCATATTATCTAGAAGCAACAAAAGAAATTAAATTAGCACAAGATGCTTTATTAAAAAATAATTATGTAGAAGCAAGCGAACATTGTTTGAACGCACAGGTTGAATTACGTTTAATGAACACAGCAGTTAAAACTTGGATACCCACAAAAGAATGAGCATAACTTGGTCATACTCGTCGCTTGGGTTGTTTCAGCAATGCCCTCGCAAATACTATCATTTGCGTGTAATCAAGGACATTACAGAACCCGAGTCCGAGCAGATGTTATATGGCAAGTTAGTCCATAAAGCTGCGGAAGATCACATTAAAGATGGTGTGCCGGTACCGGAAAAGTTCTCATTCCTTACTCCAGTATTGGATGTTCTTAGAGAAATACCGGGAACAAAGCATTGTGAGTATAAGATGGGGTTGACCCAAGACTTAGAGGCTTGTGGGTTCTTTGATAAAGACGTTTGGTTTAGAGGCGTAGCTGACCTTGTTATCATTAACGATAACGTGGCACACATTATTGATTATAAGACTGGTAAGTCTGCCCAGTATGCCGACACTAAACAGTTAGAGCTTATGGCTCTGTGCGTGTTTAAGCATTTCCCTCACGTAGAAAGAGTTAAAGCTGGCTTGGCTTTTGTAGTAAGCGAGGAGTTTGTTAAAGCTAATTACATTAAATATGAAGCGTCGGATAAGTGGGTTATATGGATACAAGAAACTGATAAATTAGAGGCCGCCCACGAGAATAACGTGTGGAATGCAAAGCCGAATTTTACCTGTAAAAAGTTCTGCCCAGTAAAAGATTGTGAACATAATGGTAAAGGTCATTACAGATGAACGAAGAAGATTTACGGGATTGTTTTGCGATGTTTGCAATGAATGGTATTTTGGTTAGAGGCGGTTTACACCCAGAGCTAATGCCCGAAAAAAGTATTGCAAGAAGATCATACGAAATGGCAGATGCCATGATTGAAGCACGCAAGGCAGAACCCGAAGCAGAAGTTGGTATTGTTGCGGTTAAAACAAGACGGAGAAATAAAAGTGCCTAAGATGCGCATAGCAGATTACATAAATGAAGTTATACCCGAAGCACAAGATCAGTCTAATTTTGATATGACACAGG